GCAGCCTCGTAGTCCTCAGTGTGCTCCCCGGCGTGCCTAAGCGCCCGGTCCAGGCCCATCACCGCCGCGACCATCCCGTCGATCTTCTCCGCGCTGCGGGCCTTGTCCAGCTTCAGGTTCCCCGCCGGGTCGGTTCGGGTCACCGCGTTGGACGCCTCCCACCGGGCGAGCGGGTTGCCGCCGTGCCGGTAGCTGCCCTGCTTGATCAGCCGCAGCAGCTCCTTGGTCGGCGCGGACATCGACGCGAACCCCTGCCCCATCTGCACCAGCGGCCAGCCGTCCTCGGTCAGCTGGGTGGACAGCTGGGTGGCGCCCCACCGGTCGAACGCCACGTCGGTGATCCCGAACTGGCCCCGGTCGGCGGCGAGGGCCTGCGTGATCGCGCCGTAGTCGATCACGTTGCCCTCGGTCAGCGTCAGGAACCCCGCCGCGACCCACTGCTCGGCCTGCCCCCCGGTGCGCCGCGACAGGTCCCGCAGCGCGTCAGCGGGCGCGAAGTGCCGCCACAGCACGTCATGCCCGCCCGTCCCGTCGGGGAAGTCCAGCGCGTACGCCGCCAGGTCGGACGTCGAGGCCAGGTCCAGCCCGGCGTAGCAGGTGCGGCCGGCGAGCGCCCCGGCCATGTCCCGCGCCGCCACCGGCCCCGCCGAGGCATCCCAGGCGAGCATGTCGACCGCCCGGCCGACGCGGGCAACCGGCTCGTTCAGCCGGTACTGGCGGAACGCCCGCTCGGCCGCCGGGTTCCCGATCGCCAGGCGGCACTCCGACGCCAGCGTCCGCAACTCGAGGAAATCGCCGAGCGCCGGGTTCGCCGCCCGCCACGTCGCGGGCCTGGTCCAGTCGGCGCCGTCGGGAGCAGCGTACATCACGACGAGCCGCTCCGGGTCAAGGTCCGGGTCGGCCAGCACCTTCTCGGACCACTCCCGCTCCGTCGCAGCGAACGAGACCGGGTCGTTCTCGGCGGTGGTCGCCATCAGCAGCAGCGGCTGCGCCCGCGCCCCGAAACCGGTGCGGATCGCGTCATACAGGTCCCGCGACGGCTGGGTCAGCAGCTCATCCAGCACCGCGGCCGACGGGTCGACACCCAGCGCGCCCGCCGCGTCCCCCGCCAGCACCGCGTACGCCGACCCAGTCGCCTCGTGCACGATCCGGCCAGCCGACTCGACCACGCCGAGCCGCTCCCGCAAGATCGCCGAGTTGCGGACCATGCCCCGCGCCGCCCGGTAGACCAGTGACGCCTGGTCCCGGTCCAGCGCCAGGGAGTACACCTCCGCTGCCTCCTCGCCGTCCGCGCACAGCAGGTACAGCACGATCGCGCCGAACAACTCGCTCTTGCCGTTCTTCCGCGGCAGGAACAGGTACAGCACCCGGTAGCGGCGCACGTACCGGCCCCGCGCCGCGTCCCAGATCACCTCGCCGAACAACGGCGCCAGCACCCGGTCCCGCTGCCACCGCGCCGGGATGAACGGCCGCCGCGCCCAGTCACCCTTGGTGTGGGTCAGCAGCTCGGTGAAGAACGCCAGCACGTGCCGGACTCGCATCGCGCAGCGGTGCGGCCCCCGCCTGCGGCAGCGGTGCACTCGCTGGCCGTCGTCGAACGCGAACCCGCAGACGGGGAGGCCGGCCGCGCCTGCCATGCCATGCCCCGCCGCGCCAGGCCAGGCATCGCCGTGCCTTGCCCCGCCTTGCCTTGACCCGGCCAATGCTAGCCGCCCGTGAGCAGCCGCGAGGCGTCCTGCCCATGATGGTGCACGTCCACCCGGATCCCCGACCGCGCCGACGGCGTCAGCCCGAACTCCCGCGCCATCACCCGCACCTCCGCCGCCGCATCCCGCACCTGGGCATACACCGGGTTCCGGACCGACACCCCGTCACGGTCATACACCGGCGGGGTACGGGCCGCCATCCCGGCGAGCACCCGCCACCGGGCGGCCGCCTCGCAGTACACCGCGAGCGCCGTGGTGTCCGCACCGGTCAGCGTGCCCATCGCCGCCAGGTGCGGCGCCACCCGGTCCCACTCCTCCGCCGCCGCCGGCGACAGCCACCCGGGCCGCTCAACGGGACCGTCCAGCGGTCGCGGCTCGCGCAGGTTAACCCGGCTCGGCTGGGTCCCCTTGAGCAGCTTCAGCCGGGTCGGTGCCGGAGCGGGCCCGCGACGTCCCATCAGCGGCCATTATCGCCCGCCCGGGCGAAAATGCTAAAACCTGCACGCGGTCGCGCGGCTAGTGCGCCCCGCCAGGGCGGACAAAACGGACAGGGGTCATAGCCCACCCCGGATAGCCGGTGTGCCGGCCGCGGGTGTTTGCAGCTGCCCGGTGCCGGCTTGCGCAGGGCGTGCGCCGAGCGCGGGCCGCCGCGCGGGTGGCACGTCCGTGCTGCCCGGCCCCGGTGCGGCGCGCGGTCAGGCGAGCCCGTCTCCGGCGCGGAGGATATCCGCCGCGCAGGCCGCGGCCATGCACGGAGCGCAGACCGGCACGTCGACCACGCCGAGCAGGTCCGTGTGATAGCGGCGGGTCGTGACCGGGCTGAACACGTCACAGATCCCCTTGTCATCCGGGTGCGTCAGTGCGCACAGGCAGTGACAGGCGCGATACTCGTCGTCGCGGGTCCAGTCGTGGCACCGGCCGCAGTACCCGGCGGCGATGTCACCGGGGTGGTAGCTGACGGCTCCGCAGCGCGGGCAGGTGAACCGCGGCTCGGCGGTCATGCCTGTCCTACCCGCACCTCGAGCGCGGTCCTGGCGGGCAGGACGCTGGCGCGCACCGACATGCTCTGTCCGGGAGGGAGAGGCGGGAGCGGCTGGCGGGGCACGGCGACCCATGCGGCGCAGCCATCGGCATCCTGGTCGGGGTCGCGGAGCACGTCGCAGGGATACTCCCTGCCGCCGATGACCACCCGGACGTTCTCCGGGGGCCTGGCCTCACGCATCGCCGGGCCGGGCGGGCAGTGGCACGCCGAGCATCGCCGTCACGATGCGGTCCAGCGCTTCAGGGATCGTCCCGGCCATCCCCATGCCATCGGCCGGCCTGCGGCGCTCGACCTTGCGCAGCGGCTCGGCCTCGCCGCGCGCCCACGAGACGACGTACGTGGCGCCCGCCCGGTCGACGGCGAACATGCCGCGCTCCTCGATGCGCAGCGGGTGCTGGGCCAGCCGGTGCGCGCGGCTCTCCCGCTTCACCTCCTCGGCCTGCTCCGCCGGGGCGTCCAGAGGGAGCTGCACGCGCCATGACTCGCTGCGGAACGCCGCGCCGTGCAGGCCCGGTGGCGCCTCCTGCTGGATGACTCCGGCGTTGCGCTCCCAGGAGCGGGCAAGGCCGGCCAGCACTGCGGCGGGCCGGTCCAGCTCCCACACGGAGTCCCGCAGCGGGAAGATCGACAGGCGCGGCCCGCCGTCGGCCAGGATGATCAGGTACAGGGCTGGCGGCTCGTCCCACTCGGTGCGGGCGGCCAGCTCGGCGGTCATGCGGTCAAGGATCGCGTCATGGACGGCGGACATCGGGGGCGGTTCCTTCCCGGCGAGACGGGGGGCGCGGGAGGGGCCGGGCGGTGAGTGCGCTCTGAACCGGCTTGCTCCGCCGGGTCCCTGGCCGCCCTGCCCCTCCCTGGTTGTGTCGGCTAGCCTACTCTCCGCGGGTGGCTTGGCGAAGGCCTTGATCAGGCGGGCGGCGGCAGCCCGGCGAGCGCATCGGTGACCGCGTCGCACAGTGCGCGGAACTTCCAGGTGGGCGTGTTCACGGTCCGGACGAGGGTGTGGCGCTCGCCGTCGACCGTGGTGAGGTACAGGCCCGAGCCGTCGCGGACCTGGGCGTCGGCGATCCGGGTGAGCGGGATGACGCGGCGCATGCCCAGCGGGCCGGTCTGCACCAGCGCCCGGCCGGTGAACGTGAGGGTGCCGAGTCCCTGCTTGATGGTGATGGCGCCGCTGGCGTCGCGTGCCTCGGTGAGGCGGCCGGCGCGGGCGGCCTCGGCCTCAGCGGCCCGCTCGGCCTTGCGGGCCCTGCGGCGGCGTCCGCTGCCATCTTCCGTAGCCGTGTCCATGCGCTCATGTGGTGGCTCCCTTCCGTGTGCCGCCCGTTATGCTGGGGGCCGTGGCGGGCCCCCGCCCCGAGCGCCGCCCGGTGGGGTTCGGGTGGTTCCTCCCGCCGGGCGGCTTCGCTAAGTCATGTCGCCTGGCGCGCTCATGCTGCCGTGCCCTGCCGTGCTGTCGCCTTGATGAGCTGGTGGGCACGCTGGAAGCTCACGCCGAGCGCGGTACCGATGTCCCGCACGGGCACGTCCTGGTCGGCGAGGGCCCGGGCCAGCCGGGCCGCGGCCGCCGAGGCCTCGCGGTCCATGTCCGCTGCCTGCTCGCGGCGGGCGCGGATCGCTGCGAGCTGCCCGGCGACGTCGACGCCGCCGACCTGGGCGACCGTGACGGTGACCTCGATGTCGCCGGGGGCGACGCCGAGGGTGAGAGCGATCCACTCGCGGGCCATCTGCGGTGCCTCGGCCAGGCGGCGGGCCTGGGTCAGGCCGCCGAGCGCGGGGATGGCAACCATCCACCAGCTGCCGTCCCGGGTCGCGGTCACCTCGTACGTGGCGGTCATGTCCAGCCTGGCCCCGTCAGCCCGCCAGCTCGCGGATGACAGCGTGCCCGGCCCGGACCTCGATGCTCACGTCGAGGCCGAGCACCGCCGACAGCCGGGCCAGCGTCGCCAGCGACGGCTCGTGCTCCCCGGACTCCAGCCGGGCGATGTTCGGCTGCCGGGTGCCGAGCATCCGGGCCAGCGCGGACTGCGACAGGCCGTGCTCCGACCGGTACCGCAGGACCATGATGGCGACCTCGTTGGCGAACCGGGTCCGCTCGTACTCGGCCGCGTACTCCGGGTCCTCCTGCATGTGCCGCTCGTGGATCTCATCGGCGGTGTGCAGGTCCTGTATCTTCACCATGTCATTCCTCCCTTGCCAGTCGTTGCAGTGCTGCCGCGCAGCCTCGCCTGAATCCCCGGGGGCTCTGCTGCGCCTCCGGGCAGATCGCGGCGATGAGGAACACCTGGCCGTGCTGGGCGTACAGCGCGCGCCACGGGCTGCGGCCCTGCCTGGGGCGAAGCTCCCGCAGCCGCCCGGCGCCGCGGACGTCGCTGGTATGCGGGTAGCCGAGCGCCGGGCCGAGGGCCTGGAGCTTGACCTCGGCGTTGCGCATCGCCGAGATCTCTGCGCTGGGGAGCGTGTCTAGTTCTCGCTCAGCATCAGCCAGGTACCGGACTTCCCACATCAGCCAAGCATATCACGCCTGATATGCCTGGCGGGCTGGCCCGGCGATCGGGGCCGGGCAGGCTCGCTCCGCAGAGAGTGCAGCGCCGCAGGGGACGACGCGTCGCCTGCCCGGCCCCTCGGCCGCTACGGTACCCGGGCGGCGGCCGCCTCAGCCGCGGTCTTGCGCGCATGGCACGGGACGCACAGCGACTGCAGGTTGGCGTCGTCCTCGATGCCGCGGATCACGTGGTCAACCTCCGCCGCGGCCGCGCCGCACTCCCGGCAGCGGTGCCCGTCGCGGGCCAGGACCCGGGCGCGGGTCGCGTCCCAGCCGGCCGGCATCTGGCGGCCGGGCGTGCCGGTCGCCCACCTGTTCGCGTACGGGTG